GCTGACGGTCTTGGATACACCCGTGAACAAATGCCTCAAATCCCAGACGAAATGCGACAAAAGTTTTTTGACTTTCTTGACAAACAAGGAATTGGAAACGCTGCCGAAAAAGTAGACCCCACGACGCTTCAACCGTCACAAAAAGAAATAGCAGGGCCTCACACTGGTGATTTTTACCATGACATGGACGGCAAAATTCCTCAGGACAAGACCATTTTAATTACCAAAGACAACTATGTTCTTGATGGTCACCACCATTGGGCTGCTTCGGTGGCGGTTGCCCTTGATGACCCCACGCAAAAAATGTCGGTTATTCGTTTGGACGCTAATGCCAAAGACTTAATTGATTTGGGTAATAAATTTGATGACCTCAATGGCATTGCTCGCCGTGCGATTGGAAAATCGTTTACCGCTGAGGTGTTGTTACGAGGACAAGGCATTTATGCCGTGGTGGAGAAGGGCGACGTGAAAGGTCACGAGTTCCACGGTAATCAGTATCAAAAATTTAACGCCGGAAAGTGGCGTGAAGCCAACAGCATGGCTAAGTGGCACTCGTTTCAATCTTCTAACCCAAGACTTTCTAATGACGGACGGGTGAACGAACACGAACGAGCAGGTTTCTGGCACACACAAGCAGCGCAACAGGCTCGCCTCATGGTAAACAAAACTTACGAAGCACAACAGCAACAAATGTGGACAAAGTTGGCTGAAGCGCATGAAAACGCTGCTAAAACGCATTATGGCTCATACTTTCAAGACGGTGACGGAGTTGGGGCGCCAACCATTAGACCTGACGTTGCTGATGAGGCACGTCAAGCAACTATTCGTGCGACTTATCAACGCTCTCCAAATTTTGTGCTGAAGGCGGAAGGGTTTATTTTTAAGTCGGACGACGCCACGGCTCCTGAAGCCCAAGAAATTCTTTCTGCTTACGACGACAAAAACCCCAATTTTAAAGCAATTTATGGGCGTCATTATTCTTTGGCTGTAGACCACATTGGTTTGGCTGACGCTTTAGATTTAAAAGCGTCGCAAGAACGGGCTAACAACAATGGTGCTGATACGCCCAAATCTCGTGCGTATTCCCAAGCAGCAGCCATTAACCGTCAAGCGTCACAGGCTCATTTCACGGCTGGCAACAATGCCGACCAAAATGCCTATTCGACTTCCAAAGTAGAGGGTGGTTGGGAGCCTTCGGTTAATGCTCAAAAGGGAAATTGCTTTTATTCGTCCAAACAAGCAGCGGAAATGTCCGCTCAGGCTGACAAAATTAACAAGCCCTTGCTTTAGTAACTAGATTTACCAAAGTCTGGTGTAGATTTATTAACAGAACGCACCAAAGGATAGACGCTATGGCTTCAGGTTTCTCAAACAATGAACTTCTTTATCCTTTGACCAAGGGTGACATCATGGGTCATGTTTTCCACGGCAACCAGTACAGTTCTGGCGTTTCTGACCACGTTAAGGCTGGCGAAAAGGCTGAAAAGCGTGGAAACACTTACTTGCGCAATGGTCGCTGGGGGCAAGCACAAGCCTCGCACAAAGAAGCAGCGCAACACTTTCGCAATGCTGGCAAACTTGAACGCTCTAACGGCGGAAGCAAAGCCGACGAATTGGAACAACGAGCCAAAGACAATGACGAAAAAGCAAGTTTAGCCAATGATGTTATCATTGCCAATAAGTAATCTATTATTTTTATTTTTAGAACGGAAAAAGTAACTATGTCAGGCTTCACCAACAAAGAACTTCTCTACCCCCTGACTAAAGGTGATGTACTTGGTCACGAGTTCCATGGAAATCAGTACGAAGCCGGTACCGGCGGTGGGGGCGGTGGTGGAACAAACCACCTTGGTCTTGACCGTAAGCAAACCCGAACCCTTGGCGGCTATCTCAACAAAATGGTCGTAAACAAGAAAATGGCTGACAGTGACAAGTTACAGTCGTGGCTAAAGACTTGGTACCCAATCCGTGACGGGGTTATTCACAACAAGCCCCTTACCCCTGCTGAACACAAAACGCTGAGCGACCATTTGGACAACTTGGTTGTAAACAAGAAAATGGCTGACAGTGACAAGTTGAAGGATTGGCTCAACACTTGGCAGCCAATCCGTGACGCTGTTCGTAATAGTCGTTTCAAGTAGAAATTGGAAGCCATGAATAAGAACCGCTTTGAAGCCAATGAACTCCTAAAGGGTTCGGGCGATTACAATTACCGCCCTTCGTTAATTCCTTTTGGTATTGCCACCGACAATGTTTTTGAAAATCAATCTGCCGATTTGTTTCGTAAGGCTGGTTCAATTATTGACCTTCACGAGGCTGTTGCTTTTGGTGACGCCAAGCCCTTTGATAAAGAACAGTATGCCAATCTTTGCCAGAGCCACAAAGACATTGCCGACGCTCACGACGCCTTGGCTCGTGCTATGAAAGCCGACAATGACGCTGGAAACATTAATGCCTATTCCTCTCACATGGCAGCAAGCGACGCCCACAAAAACGCCAGCAAAATTGCCGAAATGATGTTAGACAGTAAATTTCCTTCGGAATACAACCTTTTGTACCCTAACATGAATTCAAACTCCCCACGTCTTGGTCGCAATGCTGCTTGGGATACCGAAAACAAGAATTGGAACGCTGCTCACCGTGCGTTTGTTGCTTCTCGCATGGCTTACAACAACACGGTATTCGACACGGGAATGTAGTCGTGAACGGTCACGACTTTACAAACAAAGTTTTGCTTAAGTCTTCACCGCTCCTACCCGTATTCAAGGCTGATACCGCCAAAAAGCACCGAGCCAAGGCTCAGTGGCACCGTAAGCGTGGGGCAATCTTGGTCAATCAGGGTTTTATGCCCCTAGCCAATCTTCATTACACCGCTGCTATGGCGCATGATGAGGCTGGTGAAGCGCACGAGGATAACTCTCAGAACGGCTCAGAGCCTGTCTCAGCCTCTAGTATGGCAAATACCGCCTCGGCTAACGCTTCTAACGCCGAAGCCTCTGCTGGAACTTCTAGCCTCGGTTCGTAGCCTTATGGCTTCCGGCTTCTCAATTGCCGAACTTTTGTATCCTTTGACCAAAGGTGATGTCGAGGGTCACGCTTTTCATGGTAATCAATGGCGCACCATTGAAAGTGAGGGTCGAACTTCGACCTCACGCCCACCAGTGGGAACATTCCAGTTGTCAGACAATGAAATCAAAACACTTGCCGAGTTGGTGGGCAAGGAATACACTTCGTCGGGCGCAAAAATGGACGCTATTGCTGTCAGTGTTTCCAAAATGTTGGGCATGGACAAGCCAGCAACCGTTGTCACTTCATCTCCCGACGGGAGAAAGCCAGACTTTTACCGTGGTTGCGACCAAGAGGGTGCTGAAAGTTTAAAGTATGAATTGGAACACTACGGTGGTGCTGGACTGAATAAAGGTGGTGGGGCAGCGAGCGGTAACGGCGTTTATGCCAGCAGGGACATTAATGTTGCCAACGAATACGCAAATAATAGAAGCGACGGCGTAGTTGTACAAATGTGGGTAGACCCAGAAGCCAAAATTTGCTCTGGTGAAGAAGCCGGTCGTTTGCTTTACGATTTAAACGCTAAATTCTCAGAAGCCAATGACCGTGGCGACATTGACAACCAGCAATTAAAACAATTGCGTATTCTTGCTCTGTCTCCAAGTTTTGCTGCCATGTCTTACGGATACCAAGCCGTCAATACTCCCGATTTTCAAGGTGGTGAATTGGTTACCCTTGACCGCTCAATTCTTAAAATTAAACTGCCAAAGTTTTTTTAGTTTTAAGGCTTGTTTTTTATTGCGCAATGAAGTAACGTTTGTAAATGTTTTTTATTTACGTTATTTTAATGGGGCAAAACCACAAACTTGCCAATCGCCAAAAACTTTTTATGGAAGCACGGCAAATTTGGTTCCAACATGGGAAAAGTTTGTTTTAATGACATACGACCTCACGCAAAAACCTATTTTTGTAAAACTGACAAAAGAAAAAGCAACAGAAGTTAAAAATTTTTGTCACGAAGTAAATAGTCACAAACTTGCCAATGGTGGTAATTGGGCGAATACGTTTCGTTTTCCCGTTACAACAATTATGGCAACAAGTATTCAGGGTTTTTTGGGTGAGGTAGCAATTTCGCAGGTTTTAGGTATTCCCTACAAGTATGAACTGAAAGCCAATGGTGATAATGGTTGGGATTTGGATTATCACGGAATTCGCATTCAAACCAAAGTTGGAAAAGGGACAAGCCTTATTTTTTTTAAACTTGAACATTTTAAAATAACTGCTGATGTAGCCATTTTTGCCGAGTTTTTGGGCAATCGAGACGAACCCGATTTAGACCCACGTTTTAAAGTGTGGGGTTGGTGTTCTCGCAAAGATTTTGTCAATAACTACGAAATGCGTGACTTTGGATTTGGTGACAACCACTACATCTCTGGTTGGAAATTGCGTCCGTTGGCGTCCTTACAACATTACGCAAAGGATTTTAGTGGTGTTACGCCACCTTCTCGTTCATTCCTCGCTCAGCAAGACTAACTAGCAAGTCGCCAATCATTGAGTTTGTTTCCGCCTCGTCGTCGTCAGAGCCGTCAATCGCACGGTTTACAATTTTTCGTTTGCGGTCAATCAACATGGCAATGTCTTCGTCAATGGTGTTAGCGGTAAGAATAAGCCAACCAGTTACACTGTCTTTTTGACCAATGCGGTGGCAACGGTCAATTGCTTGCTCCATGTCGCTGGGTGTCCAGCCTTGTTCTAAAAAAAGAACATCACTTGACGCTGTTAAGGTCAGACCAACTCCGGCTGCTTTGATGTTACAAGCAATGACTTTTTGTTCGTCGGAGTTTTGGAATAAATCCACGGCTTGCTGACGCTTTTCCCCCGTTAAACCACCTTGGATTTTGACGCCGTTGCTAAATTTATCGGCAATTTCGTCTACAATTACTCGGTGCCAACCAAATACAACCAGTTTTTTATCTTGCTCAAGAAAGTTTCCAATCCATTCTTGTGCTGACTTCATCTTTGCTCTAGCAGCAAGTTGTTTTAACGTCGAAATAGAAACAAGGTGTTCGGCAGACCTAGCCCGAAGTGCTTTACGCCACGCTTCGTTACGGGCTTCAACGTCTGTCGCACCACTCTCTTTGGCAAGTTGAAGGGCAAGTTGAGACAAGTACTTCACAATGTCGGCTTCAGCCTTTTTGTATTCGTTCATGGTGACACTATCGCCTTCTACAACAACATGGCTCCAAATTTTAGGCGGTAGTTCGGTAAGGACTTCAGCCTTGCGCCGACGAACGTAGCACGACGAGCGCAATTTGCGGTTAAGTGAAGCAAGGCTTTTGGCACTAGCACGACCATAGGTATTTCGAAATTGAGTTGCCCCACCAAATTCTTCTAGGCGGTTAAGAACACGCAATTGGGTGATGATTTCGGTAGGTGTATTGACAATGGTTGTTCCTGATAGGCATAAACGCACCCCACCCTCAACCACCCTGTCAGACAAACGAATACACGCTTTTGAGCGTTGCGCTGAACCATTTTTAATGTAATGGCTTTCGTCAAGGACAATGCCCTTTAAAGGTGGGAATTTTTCAACCCATGACGAAAGTACGTCATAATTAATTACATAAACATCTGCGTCCGGCATGACGCCTGAGGTTCCGCCAATAATTTTGACGTGGGCATGGGGTATCCAGCGATTAATTTCACGCTCCCAGTTCAACTTCAACGAGGCTGGGCAAACAATAACCGCTGGAAAGGCTTGCGCTGCTTGAAGAACGCCGATACCTTGAATGCTCTTACCTAGCCCCATCTCGTCGCCAATAAGTACGCCACCCGTGGTTGGATTTGTTTGCGTCCAATCGCCTTCGTGGTGTTCGTAACCCATTGCTCGCATTGCGTAGGCAATACCAGCCCGTTGAAATGGGAAAGGCTGATAGGTTTTGTCTCCTAAGCCATTGACCCAAATTTGTGCGTCTTTGGCTTGCGAAGCGTCAATAATTTCTTGAATTCCCTCGGCTTCGTGAAGTAAATCTTTGGCTTCTGGCGATAATTGAGAATTGTGCTGTTCCGCAAACTTTAAAACTTCATCAGAACTTTCAATTGGAACCAGCCACGCACGGGTTGGCGGCGACCACGACGAACCAGGCATTTGCCGTACTTGGCTAATCATCTGGCTGTCATAATTAAACGCAATGGCGAAGTTGCGACCTTGGACTGTGATTTGTGGAGTGGTGACCACCTCAACGTCTGGAAGGCGTTGAACATCAAGGGTCATAAAAATGTCGTGTTCTTTTGCTAATTTACGCAAAAGGCTGACGCTTTCTTTAGGAATTGTCCATTCTTTTCCTTCGGCGTTCCAACGCCGTCCTTTAATACTGCGCACAGCGTCCAAAATAATGGGGTTGTAATCAAACTTCAGCACAATTACGCCTTTAACCAACGAGGCGGTTCCTTCCCAATCAACTTTGTCATGAGACGGTGACGTGCTTAATAAAGATTTTGCCCTGTTTGAAACGGGAACCCCGTAACGTTCCGCCCACGGCAATACCGCACCGTATTTTTCTGCGGAAATTTTCCACGCTTTTTCGGTTCTGTTCCACACGGCGTTTAATGTTGTTTTGGGATAGGCGGTATCGCCGTAAGGAATAAACACAAAAACCTGACCGTTACGAACATCAACGGCTTTAATACCACGCAAACGGTTGTTGGCAACGGGTTTGATAATTTCGTCGTAATTTAAACCAGCGAAAGAAAGTTGCCAACGGTACTTTTCTACCATTTCGTATGCTTCAAGAGCCACTTCAGGCAACCATGCCTCTGGTGGAATTTGAGCAAGTTGGCTTCCAAACTTGCTGTCCGCTCCGTTAAAGCCCACACCGTCTTGCTTTAGCGCACCGTCGCAATTACCAGCAAGAGTTTGTATTGCTTTTGCCAGTATCGGGTCAGTCACCATACCGCCCTATGATAGCACGGTTTAGTGGTGATGTGGAAAACTACTTCCGTGCTATAACAAGCCCGTCTACGACTTCGTGGGTGTCTGGCAACTTGGTGTTCTCGTCCGCCCTTGTGCCGGTCACAAGGACATAGCGACTTCCCCCAACCGTGCGCTCGGACAGTTTGGCACCGCTCAGGTCGGCGCCGGTCAAATTGGCACCGGACAGGTCGGCGTCGGTCAGGTTGGCACCCGTCAAGTTGGCATTGGTCAGGTCGGCACCGCCAAAGTAAGCCTCTCCCAAATCGGCACCGGTCAGGTAGGCACCGGTCAGGTTGGCACTCAATAGGTTGGCACCGCTCAGATTGGCATTGGAAAGGTCGGCACCGTTCAACTTGGCACCACGCAAGTTGGCACCCCACAAGTTGGCACCTCGCAAGTCGGCACCAGTCATTTTGGCACCGTACAGGCTGGCACTGGTCAGGTTGGCACCGTTCAACTTGGCACTGGTGAGGTCGGCTTTAGGCGCAATCGTGACATCTTTACCGTTGATAGTGTGAATACCTTTGGGTACGGATTGAACCAAACCCGTTTGATACTGATTTCCGTGGAAGGGGTGACCAACAACATCACCCTTAGTGAGAGGGTACAGAAGTTCGTTAGTGGTGAAGCCGGTCATGGCTTTGCTTGGTGCGGAAGTTTTCCCTCAATGTAATCCGCAAGGTGAAGGTCATCTTTACCCTCTTGGATTGTTTCCCTAACCCATTGTTTAGCCTCATTGGGGGTGGCTGGACTTGGAAGAAAGTTGCCTTCTTTATCAAATACTCGGTCGCCGTGCCAATCGGTGCGAGGCATTAGTGGTGCGTCAGCGGCGGCGACTTGTGTCTTCCTCTCCGCTTCTTGGCGAAACTCGGCAAGGTGTTGCTCAACAGACTTGTTTGGCTCTGCTTCCAATCTTGAAGTGAGCCTCTGAATAGAACCACCCTCGTATTTCCACCCATTTTCTTGTAGTCTTTGTAACCCCTCGTAAGTGTGGAGCATTTTTCGGTCGGAAGTAAGTCCTTGGTTTACCTGCCGAGCCTTCTCTGGTGCGTCTGGAACCGAGTGCTTAGTTCCAAGTGCGTCAGTTCCAATGCGAGGACTTTTCAGTTTTCCGTCTACATAGAACGGCTGAACCCCCTCTGCCCTGCTCCTGACATCTTCTAAATGCGCCATAAGGCTTCCATGCGTGTATTGATTGCCATGGAACTCGTGACCAAGTACATCACCCTTGGTCAGGGGGTAGAGAAGTTCTTTGTTGGTGAAGCCTGACATACAAAGTCCTTTCGGTCTAAATAAAGGCTACATCAGGATTTACAAAACCCTACTTGTTGTCTCGGTTGTGGTGTTTGTAGAGGGCTTGGTCGGTCGTGCCAGCCCACTCAGCAATCTTGCGCCAAGTTACGCCGTGGTCACGAAGACGAGTTACCGTTTGACGACGCTCACGCCCCAAATCAATGACTTCCTGTTCGTGTTTGCGCATTTGGGCGCAAATGTCTTTAATGTGCGTTAGCAATGAAGCAACTTCGGGTGAGAAGTCGGCTTCCAATTCTTTTTTGCTGGGAAGTGGTTGGATTGGTTCTTTGGGCATAATGGTGTTCTCCTTGTATGTTCTAGTGTAGTAGGGTTTCCAAAGTCGGGTGCTGTGTAGTGGGGTTCGTCGTAAAATCACCGACAAACTCGTGTGAATACGACATTCTTCTGGTTGGTTGCCAACTTGAAAACTTGGCTGGGCGGTCTGTTGTAATAACCGTGTCTTTTCTTTTAACATGGTTTTTAGAGGTTGGCTTCCAAAGTGGTGACTTATCTAAGTATTTGCCAAGGCGTGGGTGAGTTGTTTTGGAAAAGTAGCGATACCCTGCGAGATTAAAATACTTTGCTCTCCAATCACCCAATCTTACACCCAATCCCAAACCTTGAAAATCTGGCTTTACCACAAGACGGTGCGAACGGTATGCGTTTTTTACGGTTCCGCTTGGAAAAGTGAGGGCTGAAGCGAACCCTGCTGGCGTTCCGTCAATGACTGCGAGGAAACATTTGGCTGAGGGGTTAAGACTTCCAGAAAGGTAGTGGTGTTCCAAGAAATACGCCCACATGGTTTGTTTGATTTCGTAAATTTCTGCCACCAAAGGTTCTTTATGAAGGCACTCCCTAGGACGGATACAAAACATTCCTGCGTCGGTATCAATAATCCAATCAGGTTGAAGCCAGCCAACAATGTCTCGGTGACAGGAAGCGACTACAAGGTTTTTAATGTCGTTATTGCGAACGTATTTTTGAAGCGTATTACTCGTTGCTTTGGCAACCGTGCGGTCTACAACTGAGGTGAATTCGTCAATCACGGCGCCAGTGACAATTTGTCTGGCGAGGTTGGCACGGAATTTTTCTCCGTTGCTTAATACTTGATAAGGTTTTGTCCACGTTGGAACTGCTGATAATCCAACTGCGTACATAAGTTCCATTGCGGAATTGGCGTCAGAGAAGTGGCTTACAATTGATTTTTGTGGGTTCCATTCGGGGGTGGTGATTGACCCAAACTCTTGAAGCAAAACGCTTTTGCCCGAACCTGACGAGCCAACAATTATTCCAATTCCCCAACTTTCGGGAAGGGAAGGAATTACCCACGGGTAAAAATCGGCGTGGGCGTCAAGGTAATCAAATTCCGCACAAGCGGTAGCGGTGATTGGGTCGGTTTCCAATTCTGAGCGTAAAGGGGTGTTGGATTTATCCAACGGCAACCATTGGTCGGTAAGCATGGTTGAGTTATTCATTGGATTTTTGATTTGACGGGTGACGCACAATTGCTCTCATTTCTTCGGTGAGGTGTTGTTCGTGAAACCAATCTCCCGAAACAAAAAAAGCACGAACGTTACAAATTTCGCACGAAACATAATCGTCCGTAAGTTTGACTTTATGCTCTAATGGGTTATCCGACATAAACGACAGTCTATCAACCGCCTTTTAGTTTTCAAGTGGTATTTCGGTAATCATCAATTCTAGGGCGTCTTTGCCATACAAAGGGGCTAAAAAGGTCAATTTAAGGACTATTCGAGCGTGGTCGTCAATCAGTACCCCAGCGTCCACTAAGCCATCAATGGCTGCTTTAGCAAGGGGAAAACAGGCTCCTACGTCTTGGCGGTATCTAGCATTAATTACATAAGGCTGAACCACAACTTGAATTTGCTCCATGTGTGGAACCATGGCTTCTTGGGCAAGGTCGCAATACGCTTGTCGCCATTCTTTAACTTTTTTTGCCCTGACCATGTGGTGAACGGTTCGCTCTTTGTTAAGCGTGAAGTCGGGGCGTTCTTCATAAGTCAAAGTGTACGAGTTGTCCATAATTATTAAAGGTCGAGAACTTTAAACGGCGCACGGACTTTGTTTGTATGATACGCCGAGGCTTTAAGGGCGGTATTGATACGGTCTTTACCCGTCAAGGTTACGCTTTCCAAAGCGAACAAAGCGGATAGTGCTGATAATCCGCCAGCCCCAATTGCGCCATAACGTTCACGGC